GGATGACCATGCCCAAATAAAAGTCATGAAAGGTGCAGCCACCTCGGGAGGCCCGGTATGACGCTGTATATCGGCATGAACCAGAGCAGCGGCAGGGCAATCACGGACACGGACCATCTGCGCCAGTCGGTGCGGGATATTCTGCTGACGCCGCAGGGTAGCCGCATTGCCCGCCGCGAATACGGCTCCCTGCTCTCTGCCCTGATAGACCAGCCGCAGAACCCGGCGCTGCGCCTGCAGATCATGTCTGCGGTCTATGTAGCCCTGAGCCGATGGGAGCCACGGATTACGCTGGATTCCATCACTATCAGCAGCAGCTTTGACGGCTCAATGGTGGTTGAGCTAACCGGGAAGCGCAATAACGGCGCGCCTGTTTCCCTTTCAGTACCAACAGGAGCAGACAATGGCAGCAATTGACCTTTCCCGGCTACCTGCGCCGCAGATCGTGAACGTGCCTGATTTTGAATCTCTGCTTGCTGAACGTAAGGCAGCGTTTGTGGCTCTTTATCCGGCGGATGAGCAGGACGCGGTGCGGCGCACGCTTGAGCTGGAATCTGAACCCATCACCAAACAACTGCAGGAAAACACCTACCGCGAAATCCTGCTGCTACAGCGAATTAATGAGGCCGCGCAGGCGGTCATGGTGGCATATGCGATAAGTGGCGATCTCGATCAGCTGGCGGCCAACTATAACGTGACGCGCCTGATAGTAACACTTGCCGACAACGACGCGGTGCCGCCGGTCGCTGCCGTTATGGAAAGTGACGAGGCGCTGCGCCTGCGTGTTCCTGCTGCATTCGAAGGGTTGTCCGTTGCGGGTCCGACGGCGGCATATGAGTTTCATGCTAAAAGTGCGGACGGGCGGGTGGCGGACGCCAGCGCAACCAGTCCGGCACCGGCTGAGGTGTTGCTTACCGTGCTGAGCCGTGAGGGAGACGGTACGGCAGGGGCGGATCTGCTGGCGGTTGTTGAGCAGGCGCTTAACAGTGAGAGCGTGCGCACGGTTGCGGATCGCCTGATGGTGCGCAGCGCCGAAATTATCCCGTACCGCGTTGATGCAACGATTTTCCTGTATCCCGGCCCGGAAGCTGAGCCGGTGATGGCTGAGGCTAAAGCCAGCCTGCAGAAGTACATCGCCAGTCAGACGCGGCTGGGACGTGATATCCGGCGTAGTGCGATTTATGCCGCTTTGCATGTTGAGGGTGTCCAGCGCGTGGAGCTGGCGTCCCCGCTGGATGATGTGGTGCTGGATAAGACGCAGGCAGCGTCCTGTACAGAGTGGAGCGTAACCAGCGGGGGCACGGATGAATAGCCTGCTGCCGCCCGGTTCGTCACCGCTTGAGCGCCGCCTGGCGCAGACCTGCAGTGGGATATCCGATCTGCAGGTGCCGCTGCGTGATTTATGGAATCCGGCAACGTGTCCCGTTGCTTTTCTCCCTTATCTGGCCTGGGCCTTTTCCGTTGACCGCTGGGACGAAAGCTGGACCGAAAGCGTGAAGCGCCGGGTGGTGCAGGACGCTTTCTATATCCATCAGCACAAAGGGACAACCAGCGCCGTGCGGCGCGTCGTGGAGCCGTTCGGCTTTCTGATCCGCATCGTTGAGTGGTGGCAGACCGGTGAAGCGCCGGGCACGTTTCGCCTGGATATTGGCGTGCAGGACCAGGGTATTACGGAAGAAACCTATCTGGAGCTGGAGCGGCTGATTAGTGATGCCAAACCGTGCAGCCGTCACCTGGTGGGCATGTCCATAAACCTGCAGACAAGCGGCGATCTGTGGGTAGGTGCTGCTACCTATACCGGCGAAGAAATCACGATTTATCCGTACATCAACGAAACCATTATTTCCGGCGGCACCGCTTACGAGGGCGGCGCAGTCCATGTTATTGACACAATGAGAGTGAATCCATGAGCGCAAAATTTTATACCCTGCTGACGGAGATCGGCGCGGCGAAACTGGCAAGCGCCGCCGCACTCGGTGTTCCGCTGAAAATTACCCAGATGGCGGTGGGTGATGGCGGCGGTGTGCTGCCCACGCCCAGCGCACAACAGACAAAACTGGTAGCCGAAAAGCGCCGCGCTGACCTCAACATGCTGTATATCGATCCGCAGAACAGCAGCCAGATGATTGCTGAGCAGGTGATCCCCGAAACGGAGGGCGGTTGGTGGATTCGTGAGGTTGGGCTGTTCGACGATACTGGCGCGCTGATTGCCGTCGGTAATTGCCCGGAGAGTTACAAGCCGCAGCTGGCAGAGGGAAGCGGGCGTACCCAGACGGTGCGCATGGTAATGATTACCAGCAGTACCGATAATATCACGCTTAAAATTGACCCTTCCGTGGTGCTGGCAACCCGTAAGTACGTGGATGATAAGGTGCTGGAGCTTAAGGTGTATGTGGATGACCTGATGGCAAAGCACCTTGCTGCTGCAGATCCTCACAGTCAGTATGCGCCAAAAGATAGTCCGACGCTGACTGGCATGCCGAAAACGCCAACCGCACCGGTGGGAAATAACTCAACCCAGATTGCCAGTACAGCCTTTGTACAGGCGGCGCTGGTTGCCCTGATTAACGGTGCACCGGCCACGCTGGACACGCTGAAAGAAATTGCAGCAGCCATCAACAACGATCCCGCTTTCAGTACCACCATCAGCAACGCGCTGGCGCTGAAGGCCCCGCTGGCAAGCCCGGCACTGACCGGAACACCGACCGCGCCCACTGCCGCGCAGACGGCGAACAATACGCAGATTGCTACCACGGCCTTTGTGCAGGCGGTGGCAACAACGATAAACAATGCGCTGGCGCTTAAGGCCCCGCTGGCAAACCCTGCTCTGACCGGAACGCCAACCGCGCCCACTGCCGCGCAGACGGTGAACAATACGCAGATTGCCACCACGGCCTTTGTTAAATCCGCTATTGCGGCGCTGGTTGCTTCGTCCCCGGCGGCACTGGATACGCTGAACGAACTGGCAGAGGCGCTGGGTAACGATCCAAACTTCGCCACCACCATGACAAATGCCCTTGCTGGCAAGCAGCCGCTCAACAGCACCTTAACCGATCTGTCCGGCAAGTCGGTTGCGGGCATTCTTGATTATCTTGGCCTTACGGCTATGAGCATTGGCGGTGTTGGCGCAGCACTGACGGCGCTGGACTGGCAAACGTTCAATTTCATTCCGGGTTCTCGTTATGTTGTTATGTCCGGTAATATGACCAATATCCCTGCTGGCGTTACCGTACCAGGTGATACATATCAAACTCTACTCAACGTAACTGCGCTGGGTCATGTCGAACTTTGGTATTCGACGACCACGGCAGCGGCATATCATCACTATGAAGTGCGCCTTTCTGGTGCTGTCGGAGCGCGCACTTTTACCGTTCGTCAGATATTCACCAACTCTGATGTGGTGCCTGTCGAAAATGGCGGCACCGGCGCATCAAATATCTCAGGCGCTCTCAAAAACCTTGGTTTAGGAGAAGGATCGGCTTTACCAGTAGGCGTCCCCATTCCGTGGCCGCAGGCGACACCGCCAGATGGATGGATAAAATGCAATGGCGCGACTTTTGACAAGGCGAAATATCCAAAGCTGGCCGCTGCTTACCCGTCGGGTACGCTTCCTGATCTGCGGGGATATTTTATTCGTGGCTGGGATGATGGCCGGGGTGTTGATTCCGGTCGGGCTATCAACACTGGGCAGGGACCCCGTGTTGGTTACCTGGGTTTTTCTCTTTCAACATTTGCCGGAGCATTTAGCCCTGGTTCTATCATCTTGTCCGATGCCGTCAACGTTACATGTCAAAATATCAATGGCGCGGCAGGCTCAATTAATAACGATAATGGTGCGGCTTCTGGTGATGCATATGTTATCCCAGCGGATACGCGTCCCTGGAACGTCGCGTTTAACTATATTGTGAGGGCGGCATAATGGATCTGGCAAAATTAAGCAGTGAACTTCTTGCTACCGAGGCGGGTTATATCACTGTATTCAACTACGATGGCGAGACGCGAGAATATCTTTCTTCATCAGTTGAGTACCTGGCTGTGGGAGTAGGTATTCCTGCCAACTCGTGTATTGATGCGCCGAACATAATCAAAGAAGGCTTTGCTGTTTGCAGAACATCGGATGACAAAGCCTGGGAGTACATTGTTGATCATTGCGGTGAGGTGGTATACAGCACAATGACAGGTGAAAAAATCACCATTACTGTGCCAGGTGATTACCCGCAAAATACCACCACGCAATCCCCTACAACGCCATATGATAAATGGAATGGTAGTCAGTGGATAACGGACTCGAAAGCGCAGCATGCTGCCGATGTTGCAGAGGCCGAACGGCAGAAAACCGCGTTACTGGCAGAGGCTGCGGAGGTTATCGCCCCACTGGTAGATGCTCAGGCTGGAGGCTATATTGACGACGCAGACCTGCCACGCCTGGCTGAATGGCAGCGGTACCGTTACAAACTGACCAAAGTTGATACCAGCACCGCCCCTGAAATTAACCTTCCGCCGAAGCCGGAGGTGTAGGCCATCTGATATCCGGTGCGCTGGTTGCATCTACAGCATCCAGCGCATCAAGATAATCCAGCCATGCGTTGTACTGTGCCAGCTCGTCCCCCTTAATCCGACCAAGCGCTGCTTTGCCAGGCCACTGTTTTTTGTTCATGAAGCTGTTGGCATCAGCGATTCTGCTCTGCTTATCATTTTCTGCAATCTGCACCTGCTGCTCATGGGTAGGAGGCGGAATGTTCGCCCATGCAGGGTAGCCATCATCGCCTGCTACCCTGACCTTTCCTGCCGGTGGTGTCTGAAATTCAGCAAAAGTGGTTTCATCGACTTCAACTCCATCTTCAGGCCATGATCCAGCTGCAGCGTAATCGTCTTTTAATGCAAATGGGTAAAATGCATTGGTTTTAGCATCGTATAAATATTTCATTTTATTTTCCTATGGCGATCCAGCGGGCGAATGGGGATGTTCCTGTATTGGTTCTGGAGCTCATGAGTCTGAACCAGGTTGTCCCCATTGGGGTGCATGCAAAGGATGGGCAATCATTGGAACCCGCCACGGCGTTATCGAAGGATGCAACAATTGACATAGCTCCGACTGCAAACGGAATAGGTAAAATGACATCTGAAGGGCCAGCAAGGTATCCTGCGGCTGATACCCCTGTCTGAATAATTGTCCCGTCAGGGAATTTAACCCAGCCGGATCCTGACGTAAACGCGCCCATGTCGGGGACTTGACCCGGCCCTGTTCCAACGTCACGTTTCGCTGCTTCTTTCAAACCAAGGTTTTTGAATAACACGGTCAATTATGGCTGTGCTGGCCATTCGCTGCAGCAAGGTCAGAAATGACTGTACTCGATACAATGACTGCACCATTAAACGCATTATTTAGGCGGAAAATCATGCAGGTAGGATATGTGCGGGTGTCAACAAATGACCAGAATACTGCTTTACAGCGAAACGCACTGGAGTGCGCAGGATGTGAGCTGATTTTTGAGGATAAAATCAGCGGCAGAAAGGCTGACAGACCGGGCCTGAAGAAGGTTTTAAAAACCCTTTCAGAAGGTGACACGCTGGTTGTCTGGAAGCTGGATCGGCTGGGGCGCAGCATGCGGCACCTGGTTGTCCTGGTGGAGGAGCTGCGCGAAAGAGGGATTAACTTTCGCAGCCTGACCGACAGCATAGATACGTCCTCGCCTATGGGGCGCTTTTTCTTCCACGTTATGGGCGCACTGGCTGAAATGGAACGTGAGCTGATCGTTGAGAGAACCCGGGCGGGGCTGGAGGCCGCCCGGGCGCAAGGGCGGATTGGGGGCAGAAGACCGAAGCTGACGCCGCAACAGTGGGAGCAGGCCGGGCGATTAATCGCTGCTGGAGAAACCCGGAAAAGTGTGGCTCTGATTTTTGATGTGGGCATATCGACACTTTATAAAAAGTTTCCCGCAACCCCGGTAACGCCTGTCTGACACTGCGGCCTCTTATTGTGCCATCAGTGGTACATAGCGGGTAACGTGCTTTGCAGGCCCATCATCCAGAACATAAGCAGACCCCCTGTAACCGGAGAGACTGCCTTATGGCTCAGGATTACCACCACGGCGTGCGCGTTGTTGAAGTCAACGACGGCACCCGCTCCATTACCACGGTGAGCACCGCTATCGTGGGCATGGTCTGCACCGGCGATGATGCCGATGCGTCCATGTTTCCCCTCAACAAGCCGGTCCTGCTGACTGATGTACTGACCGCAAGCGGTAAAGCGGGCGAGTCAGGCACGCTGGCCCGCTCGCTGGATGCGATTGCAGACCAGGCAAAACCTGTGACGGTTGTCGTGCGCGTGGCGCAGGGCGAAACCGAAGCGGAAACCACCTCCAACATTATCGGCGGCGTGACCGCTGATGGTAAAAAAACCGGCATCAAGGCTCTGCTTTCGGCGCAGTCGCAGCTCGGCGTTAAGCCGCGCATTCTCGGCGTGCCCGGGCATGACACGCAGGCGGTTGCTACTGAATTGCTCAGCGTGGCGCAGAGCCTGCGCGGGTTTGCCTACCTGTCCGCTTACGGGTGCAAAACGGTGGAGGAAGCCATTGCCTACCGCGATAACTTCAGCCAGCGCGAAGGGATGCTGATCTGGCCTGACTTCATTAACTTTGACACCGTGCTGAATGCAGATGCGACGGCTTACGCCTCCGCCCGCGCGCTCGGCCTGCGCGCCAAAATTGACGAGCAGACCGGCTGGCACAAAACCCTGTCCAACGTGGGCGTGAACGGCGTCACCGGCCTTTCTGCAGATGTGTTCTGGGATCTGCAGGACCCGGCCACCGATGCGGGGCTGCTGAACCAGAACGATGTGACCACGCTGATCCGCAAAGATGGCTTCCGCTTCTGGGGTTCCCGCTGCTTCAGTGACGATCCGCTGTTTGCCTTTGAAAACTACACCCGCACGGCGCAGGTACTGGCCGACACCATCGCAGAAGCGCACATGTGGGCGGTGGATGGCGTACTTAACCCGTCGCTGGCCCGGGACATTATCGAAGGTATCCGCGCCAAACTGCGCAACCTGAAGACGCAGGGCTACATTATCGGCGCGGACTGCTGGCTGGATGAATCCGTGAACGATAAGGACTCCCTGAAGGCCGGGAAGCTCACTATCGATTACGACTACACGCCGGTGCCGCCGCTTGAAAACCTGATGCTGCGCCAGCGCATCACCGATCAATACCTGCTGGATTTCTCCAGCCGGGTTAGCGCGTAAGGGGACCCCATGGCTTTACCACGCAAGTTAAAACACCTGAACCTGTTCAACGCGGGTAACAACTGGCAGGGGATCGTTGAGTCAGTCACCCTGCCGAAATTCACGCGCAAGTTTGAAAAGTATCGCGGCGGCGGTATGCCCGGCTCGGTGGATATCGATCTGGGGCTGGATGACGGCGCGCTGGACACGGAATTTTCAGTTGGGGGCACCGAACTGCTGTTATTCAAGCAGATGGGGGCGACGACTGTTGACGGCATCCAGCTGCGTTTCACCGGCTCCATTCAGCGTGACGACACCGGGGAAGTGCAGGCTGTGGAGCTGGTTGTGCGCGGGCGTCACAAGGAGCTGGATTCCGGGGAATGGAAGACCGGCGAAAGCAACACCACCAAAGTGAGCAGCACCAACAGCTACGCGAAGCTGACGATCAACGGTGAAGTGCTCTATGAGGTCGATCTGGTCAACATGATTGAAATCGTTGACGGCGTGGACCTGATGGAAGCGCACCGTAATGCCCTGGGCCTCTGATTAACTTAACGGCGCGGGCAGCCGCGCCAGTAACCTATTAACAGGAAAAGAACATGACCGATAAGCTGACTGAAAAGACCGTACAGCTGGATACCCCCATCAAGCGCGGTAAAACCGAAATCACAGAGATTGTACTGCGCAAACCGCAGTCCGGCGCGCTGCGTGGCACCCGCCTGCAGGCCATTATGGATATGGACGTGGGCGCTATGATGACCGTCATCCCGCGTATCTCCACGCCGACCCTGACGGCGCAGGAAATGGCAGAACTCGACCCCGCCGATCTCACCGCACTGTCGGTTGAGGTGGTGACTTTTTTGTTGAAGAAGTCGGTGCTTGCCGGTTTACCGACAGCCTGACGGTTGACGATCTGGTGGCAGATATTGCCACCATTTTTCACTGGCCGCCGTCCGTCACTGACGTTATGCCGCTGACCGAAGTGCTGGAGTGGCGGCATAAAGCGATACAGAGAAGCGGGGCCAGCGATGAGTGACACTAACCTGCGTCTGCAGGTGATTCTTAATGCGGTTGATAAACTCACCCGCCCATTCCGTACTGCGCAGGCCAGCTCGAAAGAGCTGGCTACCGCCATTCAACAAAGCCGCGCCAGGCTGAAAGAGCTGGATGCTCAGGCGGGCAAAATTGAGGGCTTTCGTAAAACCAGCGCGCAGCTGGCCGTCACCGGTAACAACCTTAAAGCCGCCCGCGAAGAAGCGGCCCGGCTCGCCACGCAATTTACCGATACAAACCGCCCGACGGCGGCACAGGCGCGCCTGCTTGAGCAGGCCAGAAACCGTGTTTCGGAGCTGCAGACTAAATACAACGGCCTGCGCCAGTCGGTGCAGAAGCAACGCCTTGCGCTGAACGAGGCCGGGATGGATACCCGCAAGCTCAGCAGCGCCCAGCGCGAGCTGCGCCAGAATGCCGACGAAACCCGGCAGGCGCTGGACCGTCAGCAGAAATCCCTTAAACGGCTCGGTGAGCAGCAGGCCAGGGTTAATGCCGTCAGGGAGCAGTATTCCCGGAGCCTTGAAGTGCGGGACCGCATCGCCGGAGCCGGGGCCACGACCTCAGCCGCAGGGCTGGCAATGGGTGCGCCGGTCGTGGCGGCGGTGAAAAGCTATGCCAGCATGGAAGACGCCATGAAAGGCGTGGCAAAGCAGGTCAATGGACTGCGTGACGATGACGGCAACCGCACCGCCCGGTTCTATGAAATGCAGGATGCGATCAAGGCGGCCAGTGAACAGCTGCCCATGGAAAATGGCGCGGTGGACTATGCCGCCCTGGTCGAAGGTGGCGCGCGTATGAACGTGGCGAACCCTAATGATTCATGGGAAGACCAGAAGCGTGACCTGCTGGCCTTTGCCAGTACGGCAGCCAAAGCGGCAACCGCATTTGAACTGCCCGCCGATGAACTGTCCGAAGGCCTGGGTAAAATCGCCAGTCTCTACAAGGTGCCGACCCGCAACATTGAGCAGCTGGGCGATGCGCTGAACTACCTGGACGATAATGCCATGTCAAAGGGCGCGGACATTATCGACGTGCTGCAGCGCATGGGGGGCGTGGCTGACCGTCTGGACTTTCGCAAGGCTGCGGCGCTTGGCTCCACGTTCCTGTCACTTGGCGCAGCGCCGGAAGTGGCAGCCAGCGCCGCAAACGCCATGGTGCGTGAGCTGTCCATTGCCACCATGCAAAGTGACCGCTTTATGGATGGCATGGATATGCTGAAGCTCAAGCCTGAAGAGCTTGAAAAGCAGATGACGAAGGATGCCATGGGCACCATTCTGCGGGTGATGGAAAAGGTGGAAAAGCTGCCGCAGGACAAGCGCCTGTCCGCCATGACGATACTGTTTGGCAAGGAATATGGCGATGATGCCGCAAAGCTGGCTAACAACCTGCCGGAGCTGCGCCGCCAGCTGCAGCTAACTGCGGGTAGTGGCGCAAATGGCTCAATGCAGAAAGAGTCCGATATCAACCGGGATTCCCTTTCTGCGCAGTGGATGCTGGTAAAAACAGGGGCGCAGAATGCCTTCAGCAGCCTGGGCGAAACGCTGCGCCAGCCGCTGATGGATATCATGGATTATGTGAAAAGCGTAACAGGGGCGCTGCGGCGCTGGATTGAAGTTAATCCGCAGCTGGCAGGCACGCTGATGAAAGTGGCTGCCGCTACCGCCGCAATCACGCTTGGGCTTGGTTCGTTAGCCGTTGTGGTGGCGGCTGTGCTGGGGCCGCTGGCAGTTTTGCGGTTTGGCTTTTCCATGCTCGGCGTAAAAACGCTGCCGTCTGTATTCACGGCGGTTACGCGCACCGGCAGCGCACTGACATGGCTGGCGATTGCGCCGCTTTCCCTGTTACGGCGCGGAATGGCTTCCGCGGGGGCTGGCACTGGCCTGCTTACTGCCCCGCTGAATGCCCTGCAGCGTTCAGCCGGACTCGTGGGCAATGCAATAAAGGCGGTGGCGGGTGCGCCGCTGGCAGTATTCCGCGCCGGAATGGCCGGAATGGCCGGAACGCGCAGCGTGATAACAGCGGTGATGAATCCCCTGGCGGCGCTTCGTGGAGGGCTGACCGCTGTCGGAGGCGTCCTGCGTTTTCTGGTATCCGGCCCGCTCGCCTTACTTCGCGGCGCGTTGTTCGGTATTTCGGGATTGCTGGGTGCGCTACTTAGTCCCGTAGGCCTGGTAGTTGCTGCGCTTGCGGGTGCGGCGCTGGTCATCTGGAAGTACTGGCAGCCAATCGGCGCTTTTCTGGGCGGCGTGGTGGAAGGGTTCAGGGCTGCGGCTGCCCCCATCAGCGCAGCCTTTGAGCCTGTCCGGCCTTTATTCCAGTGGATAGGGGATAAGGTGCAGGCGCTCTGGGGATGGTTCCGGGATCTGCTGACGCCGGTTAAATCCACGGCTGAGGAGCTGAACAACGCGGCCGCCATGGGGAAAAGGTTTGGTGAGGCTCTGGC